GGACTGACTCCACGAAGACCAGGACAGGATTAACGCCTCCTTCGTTGCGGGTTGTTGAGCAACCAGCTCTCACCTGTGACCTCGGTGTGTTAGTGGCTTTTTGTGAATACGAAAGTATTCCGGAGCCAGTCCTCTGGTATTTCGTTGGGGTCAAGTGCACTGGCGGGCATCTGAGCTACCTCACTCAGGTGTTCGAAATTCTGCAAGAGTCGATCTAAAGATCGAACGCTTGCGTCCGGGTCCACTTCGTGGACTGGGACCTCCTTCCCCAGGAGAGAATCCAGAGAAACCAAAAGTTCGGATTCAGCTTCCAAGAGACCATTGTATGCCACATCCAGTGGTATACCAATGTACTCTTCAGCTCGGTTCGAGTCAGTGAATGGAGTTTCCAATCCTAGACAGGCTCCGACCAGGTCCAAATACTTCCGTTCCCAAGAGAGCATCTTTTTTAAGGATCTCTCGAAGGTTTCGTAAGGCAATATTATATGCCGAAGATATTGGCGTTCTGGAAGGAACAGGTCAGACGGATAAGCTGTAATAGAACCAGTAACTGGTTGCTGTTGCAGCATGGAAGTCAATTCCTGCAGTCTCGCGTCCAGAGGCAGAAATTGTTTCATCAACTGTTTCGCTTTTAACAGCAAAGCAGAGATTAACATTTCCTTTATCTGGACCGAGTCATCCATAAGGCCACCCCAGGCTTGCATAAATGGCATACTAAAGAATTTCATTGAGAGGTTTAACCCTCCAAAGAAACTCCTAATAGAAAATCCTTGGATCTCAGCAGAGTGAACTTTCGTTCGCTCCGGAACTCCAAAGACCGCCATAAATGCTACCTGGACAAGTGGATCCAAATGACCCTCTCTTCTTTTGCTAATAATCTGCTCGTAAGCAGTTTTATGAAGCATCAGTTTGAGAAGGTCAGATAGCCAACTTGCGTCACCCAATGACCAAAAGCCTCGCCGAAGGAATCGAAGTGCTTGCTCGACTCTAGGAGCAGGACCCCGGATAACTAACTCTTCCGAGATAGATACCGGAGAAATGTTCACTGAGCCGAGGAAGGACTGAGCCGCAAAGTTTCCAAATCCCTTACGGGAGATGTAGCTTTTCGGTAGCCCTATCTTCACACCAAGATCCCCGCAGACGTACTTATAGGATTCTGCAACTTCTTTTTCAGCGATGATAATATCATCTCCTAGGACTAGATAGTCGCTAAAGGGGAAGTGACCTACTAGGTAGGCACTAAACTGAACCAGCATATGGTGAACAATGGCCATTGCTGACCAGGAGGACAAAGCCCCCATGGGTTGTCCACGTGTATACCGAACAGTCCACGCCCTAGAAGCGACCCAAAAGTCTTCGGAGGGAGTTATTTCTCGGAGAGAAAGAAGGTCCAACCAAAGCTTCGCAGGTACGGGACCTATGATCACAGACATAATACAATGGTAGAGTTGCTGTGGAATCCACTCCGTGGCGCTCTTAAGATCCAGAGACGCAATGTATTTGTATCCTCTTTTGGAGAATTCATTTACAGCTGCATCTTGGTCAAAAGTCGCGTCCGAAGACAGAGACCGCAACAGTTCCATCAAAATTTTATGAACTGGCGAAAATAGGAGTTGGGACCACCAATCGAACGTAACTATATTCCGAACTTTACCAGCTGGCTCGTAAAGAGCAATCAGTTTGGCAAGGGAAGGAGCATAGATGCCGTCTTGAATGGCCCAACGTGGTTTAGTTAAACCATCCCTGTAATCCCACTTCAGTTCAAACAGACCTTTTAGGTCTGTGTTAGCTACTTGGGGACCAATGATCTCTATATCAAAGTACTGGACCATGTTCCGGACCATGGAGAAAATCTCCGGGTCCACTTCAGCTATGTAAGCACCGAGCTCTGTTTCACGGAGCACGGGGTCAAACATATCCTGTAAGTAGAAGAACCAATCCATGAACTCAACATAAGAGTTTTCACTGGTGATCTTGCGATCAGCGAAATAACCTAATTTCCAGCTTCCCTTTAGCAACCAACAAATCAGATCCGCGCGACAAGCAAAGAGTGCTTGCCCGTTAGGACCGGACTTGGAAGAAGCATAAGGGTCAGTAGGGATTAGTTTATTTGGATCCTCACGTACCTTCTGTAGTCCTTTGAACACCTGGAAAGGTGCCCAAAGGCAGAAGGCTTTGAATTGCTCGAAGAGAACAGACTTAGACTCATCAAACCGAGGAGCCGTAATGGCGCCTATATCGGCAGGTGGGTGTTCAGCATGTAAACCTCGATACATATTCAAGAGGCTTATCCAGACTCTGAGAACAGCGATGTTCCCGGATCTGATGGCCTGACGTGTTGATGCGGGAAGAGACGATGGTAAACCATGAATCAGTTTAATCCGGATCCCCAAACTTTCAGTGGTCTTCATCGGTGAACCAGCCACATAGGCTAGGACACAGTGAAGAGTCACCTTGAGTCGAAGGACCGTTTGGAGCTGACCCTGATGGCGAACCAAAATAGCCAGATGTTGGCCTAGTACAACTAGAGCCTTACTGAAAGCCTTAGAAGTCTTGACTCCGAAGAACCTGTACCAGAGTAGCGAACCCCAGTCCAGGATTAGTTCACCCACATTTCTGTGGTTGAACGCAATCATAGGGACCGAACGTTCGCTCTTTCCTGCACCCGGAGTCATGGTCCGTAGTTGTTTCTTCGAGCCTACCCTTGTAGAAGTATACTTCAGAAGGATAGATTCAAAGGAAGACCGTAATCTTCCAACTCGGTTCTCACGATCCGAGGACACAAAAAGGTTATGTGTTCTTCTATGTCTCTGTCTTTCACGGAACGTGGCACGGGGGGAATTTTGGTTGTCAGGATCGGTAGAAGATTGTGGCGCAGAAGCAGCCGAAGTAGGACGTTTATCTCGCGGTGTGGCCAAAATCACAAAGGTCATATCGTTAGACATAACTACTCGGGATTGGATGACGTACTCACGCTGAGATAGATACAGAATGTTAGTTGAATCCAAGGGATCTACGACGGCGTATTTACCGCTTTCGACTTGAACCCAATCGATGAGACGAAACATGAAGTGATCGGGACGTTGGCTACATGCCGACGTACATGAAAATGTACGGGCTTGAGAGAACTGACCGTAAGTAGACAGAAGAGATATGAAGAAATTCATTTCAATTTTGTTGAAAAAGCGAAAGTCAGAACCTACTCCTCTTTGCTTTGCAGCGGAGCAGATTGCCTCGGCAAGCTGTGACCAAAGTAGATTTCAAAGTAAGGATAGGGATCCTCAGCTTATCCCAGCTACTCAGCCTCTGAGACCTTCGGGTCAAAGAGTAAAAGTGATGCACACCAATCCCTTCCTCACGGAAATAGAGCCGCTTATGCCAAGGAGATATACCAAGTCAGTTGGTTATAGAGCGGGCAGTGATGCCCTCGACATAATCCGCGAAACTTAGTGTAGAGCCTACACAATTAGTCATACCGAGCAATGACAATCACCTCCTTGAACACAGCTAACTAGGCAATACATGTCCAAAGTTTACTTTTGATTTAGTACAATACTAGATCAGAGTTAGGGATTCATCCCGTTCTGCTAAAAGTTGCAGGATACAGAAAGAATGTAGGTAGCTCCGGCTATACCGGTTATCTGTGAGAAAAGGGGGAAAATGCTTACCAAGATCACCCCGTGATCGAAAGTAACAAAGGGCCGATTCCCAATCCCTTTGGGCGAGGGGTACCTTACGGGTACCGGTCGGGTGACAAAGAAGGTTAGAAACCCTTCAGAAACCAGTGCCGAAATGTGTTACCATCCCGGCAAAGACTTAAGAAGTACATTAGGACTCATCATCCTTTTGTGTGGTTCGTTACCG